AGCAGGTGATAAAGAGGCAGCAGATATGAAGATGAGGATTAATGCTTTGTCTCAAGCATTCGGGTACACAGACCTTGGTGCGTGTATGGATGCTATGATAGTAACCCTTGATAAAGCAGCAGAGAAGGAGCTTGACACCTTATAAATAGTATGCTACGATTACACAGTAGCAATTATACACTCAATACGGAGAATACAATTATGTCTTTTGCATCCCTTAAGAAGGCTGCTAAAACAGGCAACAACCTTGCGAAACTAACGCAAGAGATCGAGAAACTAAACCAACCTCAGAGTGGTGGAGGTGCTGATGAGCGTCTCTGGAAACCTGAGTTAGATAAATCAGGAAACGGTTATGCCGTTCTTAGATTCCTTCCTGCTCCAGACGGAGAGGATATGCCTTGGGCAAAGATCTGGTCACACTCCTTCAAAGGACCTGGCGGTCAGTGGTACATCGAGAACTCTCTTACTACATTAGGTAAGGATGATCCCGTTGGAAATTTGAACAGGGAACTGTGGAATAGTGGTCGTGAACAGGACAAGGCAACTGCTAGAGTACAGAAGCGTAAGCTTTCTTACTACTCTAACGTTTATGTTGTATCAGATCCTGCACATCCAGAGAATGAGGGAAGAGTATTCCTTTATAAGTTTGGGAAGAAGATTTTTGATAAACTTGTTGAAGCGATGCAACCTGCATTCGCAGACGAGACTCCACTAGATCCATTTAACCTATGGAAAGGTGCAGATTTCAAGGTCAAGATTAGAAAGGTTGATGGTTACTGGAACTATGACAAGTCAGAGTTCGCTGCACCTGCAACTCTAGGTGGATATGATGATGCACAGTTGGAAGAAATTTGGAAGAAAGGATACTCTCTTGCAGAGTTTGAAGATCCTAAGAACTTTAAGTCTTTCGATGACTTGAAGAAGCGTTTGGATTTAGTCCTTGGTAAGACTTCTGTACGTCCAGCACCTACTCCAGTTGATGAGAGTCAAGAGGAAGTAGTACCTGCTAATTGGGGTAAAGAAGTATCAGACTTCAGAGAAAAAGCAGTAGCATCTGCTCCTGTATCTGGTGAGGAAGACACACTTTCTTACTTTGCTTCTCTAGCAGAAGAGGACTGATTATAAACTGGCACATGGGAGGGACTATATATCCCTCCTTTGTGTTATAATTATACTATAATTAAAAGGGGATTAATGAAAGTATTGCCTTTGTTGTTACTACCTTTTCTTACTGCTCCTGTTAATGCTGAGAGTATAGGTGACCGTAGTAACCGTCAAGCATATAGAGATGCTCAAAGTGTTACACAAGACAATTGGTTTACAAGAACATATCATCCTTCACCTAGAAGAGAACCGCAACCTTGGTGGAGAGCAAGTAATAGTTATCAACCAGGATACTCATCCTCTAGTACATGTACAAGAAAAGAGTACAGAGAAGAGTATATTCCTGGTACAGCAAACAGACCAGGTTATGTAAAGAGTTGGCATGATACTATAGAAGTACCATGCAATAGAACAAGAACTACTGTAATACGTGAGAGAACACCGTCACCTGATGGTAACGAGTGTAGTGAAGGAGCAATCCTTGGTGGTATTCTAGGTGGTGGTGCTGGTGCAGCACTATCTCAAGGTGATGGTCGTTGGTGGGCAATACCTTTAGGAGTTGTTGCAGGTAGTGTAGTAGGTTGTGATATTGATGGGGGATAAAGATGGATAAGCATGATATACCTTTTATAGGAGATTTTTATACTAAGGGTGAAGTAGATAAAATGATTGCTTCTGCTCTTGATGAAGCACGTGCAATAGATGAAGAGTCTATGCGTAAGCATAATAGGACTGCAACTATCATTAGTATGATACTTGGGTTTACTTGTCTTGCATTATTCTTAGACGGAACACTAAGATTGCTTGGAATTATACCACCTTTTATGGATATAGATATAAGTATAGTAGATAAAATTGTTGATAAAGTAGAGTCTGATATCATACCACAGGTTCAAAAGTATCAGCGTTATATACCAGGTAGATGAATCCCTTTACGGACATGGTTTTTACAATAATATGGTTCGGTTTATTAGTATGGGCTATTAGATCGATGGCAAGAGGGTGGAATATGATATTGCAACCTAGAAGTAATGATTTGAAGATGGATGTAAAGACAAGACAAGTAACAAAAGTACCTCATCCAGAGATGGCAGATGTTGAACAGGGTGATGAACTTTTGGTTGTAAACTTCACACCTGATGATGAGTTTAATAGGAAGGTGACTGATGGTTTTTTATCACAGTCATTAAAGGATAGGATTGATGAACTAGATGATCCTTGGGATG